TTCGTGTAGCTTTCTCCGCATTCTGCCAAGTAGTGATTCGTGGCAATCTCAATCTCAGCAACGCTGAAGTTTGCCAACAGCCTTTTGAAGTGTTCCTTGGCTTTTGCCTTCCTGCCTGGATTCCTCGTCACCTTCATCCGCCAATCACTCCACCAGCTTTCAAAAGCTGGATCTAATTCTTTATTTTTTTCTTTATATTTAATTTCATCCTTATTTCTTTTATTTATATAGTTGTCCACATGGCTACTTGTGGACATCTGGACATCTGGTTTTTCAGGTTCATTTTCCAGATGGCTAGAAGTGGACATCTGGACATCTGGATTCTGTGGCTCTTGGCTAATAATCCATTGCCAAGACTTCACCTGTCCTTTGTCATTGCGGACTTGTTGTTTCTTTAGAAATCCAGATTCCTTCAGTTCTTCCAATGCGTTCGTCACTCGCCTTCGGCCTTCTTGAAAATGGTCACGCAACTGGTCAACCCGAATCTGAAAGTCTGGTGGCTTGCTGATGAGGTACGCCAGCAGCCCTCTGGCAGTCAGTGAGAGGTTGTCATTCTGTAGAATGTGATTCCCGATTACCGTGTATGGAATATTATCGGGAACTCGCTTGATGACGGTCATTTAAACCTCTAGCGTTTCAAAAGGATTGAGGTATTTAATCGGAACAAACCAAGCTGGTGAACGAACGTCTGTTCGCCAGAACTGGTCCTGCTTGCCTTCGCTGCCTTTGATCCAGCCGTGAATCTCGTAAACTGGGGAATTGCCTGTGACCAAGACGAAGTTGTCCTCACCGGAATCAATCGGTCTGATGATGAGGTTCTTATGGCTCAATGCCGTGCGTACCTGAAAGCCGCAAACGTCCGGTTTCTTGAAGGTGTCCACGCTGCCGTCCCAATAGCGCCCAAGAGCCTTAGCAACCGCTAATTCTCCACAGGCACCTTCCAGATGATTGTGCCAATCGTAGCGTTTCTGATTCGTCGAATCCTGACGCTGATACTTGATATTCGCTAGGTTTCGCAATCTTCCGATTTCGGTTGCCATAGCCAGCTCATGCCACGACAGCTTGACTTTCATCAGTCTCCGGTATCAACCCCAAACGGTCTTCGGTCTGGGTCATCAGTTGCGTCAATGCAGTGATTTCGTCTTTGCTGAGTTGCTTGTGATTGCTGGCTTCTCGCGCCATGCGTCGAGCGTTTTCGTAACCGTTGCGGTTCTTGGCTTCCTCAAACTGCGCCTTGCAGCGTTCAAAAACCGGATTGGCCTTTGCCTCAATGAATGGCTCATTGTCTGGCGGATTCGGTTCAACGGTTGCTCCGTTTTCATCAAACTCTCCATCCAAGCCAGTGATGCCAAAGCACAAGCGGATGGCTTGCTTCATGGCTGCTTGTCTGAGCATCCGGTTGGGGTAGTTCTTCCAAGCTGGACTTCGATCATTAAAGCAATCACTTAGATATTCTGTCACCTCAGTTGGATGTGTGCGGTCTTTGCGATAAATGCGAGCCGTGGCGGAAATGACTTTGCCTTTGTCATCTGCCTCTCTACCGAACTCAATCCGCTCAAACTGCGGATGGTTGTTCATGATCTTGATGTAGCCATCAACGGAAATACTCGTTGTGATTCCGCCTTTGTTGTCTGGGAATGCCCAAATTTCCTTTGTCACCGGATTGAGTTTGAACTGCTTGGCTATCGTCAAGAAAGCAATCAAGTGTTCTTGCTTGGTTCCGGTTGGTAAAATCGACTTCGACAACACTTCATGCAGTGTGTTTTGGTCAACACCTAATTCAGACGCTACTGATTTGATTAATTCGTTCATTGACAAACTCTTTCAAGATTTACAAAGAAAAAGAAAAGGATTTATTTAACTGTCCGAAAATAAATTCTTCTAGTTTACTTGAAGAAGCTGGAAAGAAATTTAAATCTGGATCATTTATCACAGAAACACTTCTGGCGAATCTTGACATGTCTTCAACAAAAACATTGGCAGTTAGCCCGTTATCTTTAAGCATCTTTAAATAGTTAATAACCATTAATCCACCTGGTCTTTTACTAAATAAAGTTTCTCCTTTAATGCAATCAAAGAAAAATTGAATCACTTCATCACCATTTCTTATAGCTTGTTAGTTAATTGCTTCTGCTTGCCTTCTAAAACTATGCTTATATATCCTATGAGTGCTTAATTGCGGATACCCACTCACTCGAATATAACCAATTGCTAACCCCATAAATCCTCTTTAATTCGCGCCTTCCAGCCAGCTTGAGCTTGAGTTGAGAAAAGCTTTATCGCTTGCTCCGGTACATGAAGTGGGCTTTTGTTTAGGGAGGACGCCCAAACCGGAAAACCAGAAGGCTTAATCTGTTATAAAATCATCCTCGTATTCAGAAGGTTTTGAACCTTCTACCCAGACTGGATTTAGGTATTGCGTGATTTGTCCACCACGATTGATGAACGCCAAAATCTCTTCTGGAAAAAGTGAATCAGCCGGAACTTCGGTTGAGGTGACTGAAGCGTCATTCCACTTCTCTTTCACTTCAACTTGTTTCTTCGCCTCAATCTCTAGCTCTTCTCTTTTCTCAGCAGCCTTATTTCCAAAGTGGACTTTGCGGCATTCAGCAGAACAAAACTTTGCTCTCGACTTGCTCGTCACTGGCTTAAATTGCTTTGAACAAATCCAGCATTTGAGAAGTCGATTGTGGTCTAAGCGGCTGCGGTTTCTTTTAAGGTGAACCAAACCGTTGCAGGTAGGGCTACAGTATTTTTGAGAACCTGCTTTTGGTTGAAACGTCTTCTGGCAAACCAGACATTCTTTGGGTTTCAGCGTCCCAGGCATTCGAGGAATGGTTCCTCGCTCATACGCTCTGCGCTTGTCGTTTACATAACGACATTCCTGACTACATAAAATGTTGCGCTCCGTCTTTGGTTGGAACACCTCGCCACACTCGACACATGGCCTTGGCTCTACCGTTACCGTCTTTTTATAGTGCTGGTTGTAGCACCTAGATCCACAAAACCGCTGATCCTTGCGAGTTGGCATAAAGATTTTGCTGCAACGTTCACAGGCAATCTTGACTTTCGGCTTTCTGACTTTGTCGCGATAACGTGCAGCGTTTTGTTTTTTCAGTTCATAGCCACAACTGTGGCTACAACTCTTGTGACTGCTTGACTTGCGATTAAATTTCTTGCCGCAAATCACACACTGCGGCTTTGTATGCTTGGCCTTCAACTCGTCAAGGCAGATTTCTCCGCAAACTTTTTCTTTGCCTTCGGTCAAAAACTTCAGGCCACAATTGGTGCAGGTTCTAATCGTCAATGATTGCCTTGTCGTCCCAAGTATTCTCGTTAAATGGATCGTCCAGCCTGCTGAACTTCTCTTCCTGGCTAATGTCTAGCGGCTTCAAATAAAAACAGTTTCGCTCATGCTTCTGGTGGGTTAGCTTGCCGCACCTTGAACATTCGTATAACTGACAGAAGGTGGGTTCACGCCTTTCAGATTGCCGAACCAATCCCCAGAAATAAGCTTCTTTCCGCCTAGTTTCTTCTCTGAAGTCTTCGAGCGTTCGCATACTTCCGGTTGATGAAATACAAGCGAATGCGCCACCAGAGGCGTTTCCACCTTGGTGCGGTGTGGTGAGTGATAATCTGTGTCTTTGATTTTCGTTCTGCTCGAAAGAACAAGGCTTGTACGGTAGGTGCTGTGGTCATCTTCAACTCCATGTTGTGGTGGGGAAACGCTGCTCAAGCTGCCGGCAGACCCCTCCGCCTTTACTAAAACAGCGTTTGTTTTCCCCATGTAGACTGTTCAATGAGCCATAGCCGCTCCAGCCGGTTCTCCCGAAACCGTCCAACTCGGTCAATGAGTTGAAATAACTATGGCTCAGTCAACAGGCAGCCCACGAAGAGGCTGCAACACTTACCTATTGAAATTTTGCGTAGCGGACTGATGAAGATATATCGCAAAAAATGTTTTCATCTCCTAAGTCATCAATATCTGTTGACGACATAAACGATGCGGCAGGACTGAAATCAGTGATGTTGATTTCGTTACACAGAGTCGAACCAATTTGTCGTGCTAAATCATCCAATTTAGTAACACCATAAGCCTTCTTGAGACGGTTAATCTCATCCTGCCCAACTGAACCCAATTCAATGTCAACAGTAACGGTTAGTGTTTTTTCCACGCTTCCTCTTCTAGTTAGTCCGCAATTTTTGAGTGGCACGGCTTGCGGTTTGCCGTAAGCGATTGAGTTCAACCGCTCTTTCTGACTGAGTCGCCTGAATGGCAACGTCAGCGGAAATCTGCTTCGACAACTTCTGCAAAATGAGATTGTGTTCTGAAATCATGTTCTTGATTTCAGCCAGTTCGGTTCTCAGTTCTTCGTCAATCATTCTTGTTTTTAAAGAATTTCTTGATTTCTTGGACTTCTTTGTCTGAAAAAATGATTGGTGCATATTTGTGGACTTGCGTTCCTTTTGG